TTAATATTTTGATTAGAATTTATATTATTTTGGGCTAAGTCTATCCCTAGCTCAAGAGGTTTAATAGTTGTGAATGGTATATCTATTACTGTATTAATCCATTCTTTTAATTTATGATATTCTGAATCCATGGGTCCCATAGATGATAATTTTATAAATTTTTGATATATTTGAGATTGTGAATAATAATCTATATTTAATTTTAATATTTTTTGTTCAATGTCTTCAGAATTTAAGTTTATTTTTTTGAGTTCATTTTTTTTATTTTGAATAGAAATTAATTCATTAAATGGTATTTGTCTTATTTCATAATATTCAATACTATTATAAAGTTCATCACGGAATTTTAGATACTCATACAAATTGGAATCTAAACTTTGCATAATAGCATAACGTTCTAATAATCCACAACGTTCTTCATTTGTTATATTTATTAATTTAAGAATATCAGTTATTTGAATTGATTTTTCAATTAAACATTTTTTAGCTTTATTATATATTTTTGAAATTTTTTTTTTGTGGCCTATATCAACATTTGTATTTGTATATTCATCTTTCCATTCAAATGGTAATCCATATGCATAACATTTTTCCATAAATTCTTTATCTAACTTATTTTTTGGCATTACTTCTAAATTTTTTAATATTTCATCATTATCAATTTTCATGTTTTCATCTGGATCATCTGGGGGTGGTAACGATTTTTTTTTATTTATTTTTTGTTTATTATTTATCATGTCTTTTTTACAGTCTTCATTTTTAGTAACTTTATTTTTTGATCTTCTATTTGACATAAATTAAAATAGTATATAGTATTTTAATTTATATGGATTAAAAATTTCAACCAGATAATTTGATGTGACGTTAAAAAATTGAATTTTATTTTTTATATGAAATATATATAATATTCATTTAAGGTTAATATAATTGCCTTAAATATTATATTTAAATACATCTAGGAGTATTTATGAACTTTTGCCAGGAGATATTATTAAAATTAATAACTCTAGATCAGTACATGATATATTTTTTTCAAAGTATCTTGGACGAGAAATTAGATTTGATAAACTAGTACATATTTTTGTTCCTCAAGGAGAAGATAATGATTATAAAGAAGAATATGATTCTTGCGATGAGTGTGATGTATTATATTTAGATTCTCTTGATCAATTGCTTAACTTTATTGTTATGGAAAAAGATGATACTTGGTTTAGTGAATTTTCTAATTTAGAAAAAAATAGTTATACATGTTTAAAATATAGTAAAATAATAGATATTGATAATATTTTATTGTCTAGAGATAATATTACTTTACCTAGACTATATAGTTTTGAAAATTTAGTAAATATGCCGAATGATCCTTTACCAGCAATTTGTGTAAAAGAAATAAGTCAAGATTTATATCAAGTTTTTGATGGAAATCATAGAATAGAATATTCTAAAATAAAAGGTTACACGCATATTCCTGTAATATTTATCTAAAATAAAATATTATTTTTTTATTAACTTATATTTATAAATATATTCTTTAATATTGATCTAAAATTAAAATATTATTTTATTTATTAATAAAAAATTTATAAATATAAATTAATAAATGCAAAAAAATAAAGTAAAATTTTCAAATATTTACAAAATTTATATTTATCAAGTAGTTGATGATATAGATTTATGGTGGACTGATTTTGATAGAAAATGTGCATGTTATTCTTTTGTACAAGATATAAAAAATTTATTATTAATACATCCTAGTATGGAAGTATCTGATGCAAAGAAAATGTTAACTAGAACAACAATATCATATGATCCAAATAATTTTGTATTAGAATAAATTATTTAAAGAAGAATAATATAATTTATTTATATATGGAATTAAGTGAACCAGAATTATTAATTGAATTATTTAAATTAATTGAAAAATCATCTGAAGTTAAAAACACAGATGAATTATTAGTAAAAGCTACTGAGATTATTAACAATATTAATTCATATTGTTGGGAAAAACTACAAAAAAATATTTTTTCTGGTTTAGAATCAATTAAATTTCAAACAAAAATATTTTGTCTTAAAATTATTCAAAATTTTTCAAATATATATCCAGAAGTTATATCACAATATATTCCTGAATTAATTAATGTATTAATTTTATTAGTATCTGACCCCAAAAAAGAGGTTAAAATTGAACTTGAACAAACATTTAATATTATTGTTAAAACAATTTTAAATGTAGATATTATTCATTTATTTCCTATAGTAATTTCTGCATATATGAATCCTGTCGCAAATACTCAAAAAGCATTAGATGCATTAGTCTCAACACCATTTGTAAATGATGTAGATATTCCAACATTAGGATTTTTAGTTCCACTTTTAATAAAATCAATGAGAGAGAGAAAGATGGTTTATCAGAGGAGATCTGCAGTAGTAATGGATACAATGTGCAAGTTACTTAAAAATCCAGTGTATGCAAAAAAATTTTATAATGTATTAGAGCCAGCGTTAAGCAAGGGCTATGATGAAATAGCTGAGCCAGAAATCAGACAAGTATGTAAAAATTCATTAGAAGTATTAAATAAAGTCTATAATTTAGGGTTAAACAAGTTATTAGATAGTTATACAAGAGAATTATGTGAGAGTCAATATAAACAAATTTTATTTAATTATTCAGTTAGTAGTGATTTAGTTAATTCAGAAATTATTTCGCATTCAATTGATTTAGTATATAATTTAGTTAGACATGAAAATATTTTAGAAGAAATATGGAATCAATGTATTAAACCATATTTAGATGGTATTGTTAAATCAGAATTAAATCAGAATTTAGATATAATTACAAATGAAATTAGAGAAACAATAATAAAAGAAGTACATGTTGAAGAATATAATCCAGAAGATAATGAAGATAATTTATGTGATTGTCAATTTTCTCTGGCTTATGGTACACGTGTATTATTACATCAAACACCTTTTAAAGTTAAGATTGGTAGAAAATATGGTTTAGTAGGACCAAATGGTGCCGGGAAAAGTACATTAATGAAAGCAATTTCAAATAGGAATCTTCAAGAATTTCCACCAGAATTGACATCAATTTATGTAGAGCATGATATTCAAGGTTCAAAATCAGATTTATCTGTATTAGATTATTTGGCATCAGATGAAAGAATACTATCACTTGGAAAAAATATTGATCATGTTAAAAAAGCTTTGGAAGATATCGGATTTTTAGAAGGTATGATTAATGGACCTGTAACTGCTCTATCAGGTGGATGGCGTATGAAACTTAGTTTATCAAAAGCAGTATTAGTAGACCCAGATTTATATTTATTGGATGAACCAACCAATCATTTAGATGAGTTTGCAGTTAAATGGTTAGTGGAGTATATTAATAAATTAAACAAGACATGTTTATTAGTATCACATGATACAAAATTTTTAGATGCAGTATGTACAAATATTATTCATTATGAAAATTTAAAGTTAAAAATTTATCGTGGTAATTTAGCGGAATTTGTAAAGCAAAAACCAGAGGCAAAACAATATTATGAACTAACATCAGATAATGTTGCTTTTAATTTTCCAGATCCTGGATATTTAGAAGGAGTTAAATCATTAACAAAAGCAGTTGTAAAAATGAAAGATTGTTATTTTCAATATCCAACAGCACCAAAACCACAACTTTCAAATGTAAGTATTCAAGTTTCATTAGCATCTAAAGTAGCAATAGTAGGAGTTAATGGTGCAGGTAAAAGTACTTTAGTTAAACTTTTAGTAGGTGAAATAGAACCAAATAAAGGATTAATAGAGAGACATCCAAATGTTCGTGTTGCATATGTAGCTCAGCATGCATTTCATCATATTGAAAGTCACCTAGATAAAACTCCAGTAGAATATGTTATGTGGAGGTATAGTGCAGGATATGATAAAGAAGCAGTTGAAAATGATGCAATAACTATGACAGAAGAAGAAATTGAAGCAATTAAATTAAAAGCAAAAGAAAATAAAGAGTTAGTTATTATAGAATTATCTGCAAGAAGAACTGGTAAAAGAGAAAATGAATATGAAGCTAAGTATGAAGTAAATAAATTAGAGATGACAAGATGGTTTACTAAATCAGAATTAATAGAAATGGGTTATGAAAAAATGTTAAAAGAAAAAGATCAACAAATTGCAATGGAATCAATGATGGGTCAAAGAAAGTTAACAACGGGAGAAATCCAAAAACATTTTGATAATTTTGGATTACCTCCAGATTTTGCACAACATAGTAAAATTGGAATGCTTTCTGGTGGACAAAAAGTAAAAGTAGTATTAGGTGCATGTACATTTTTCTTACCACATGTCATTATTTTAGATGAACCTACAAATTTTTTAGATAGAGATTCAATTGGTGCATTATCAAATGCAATTAAGAATTTCAAAGGAGGAATTTTATTAATTTCACATAATTCAGAGTTTTACAAGGCAATATGTCCAGAATCATGGATTTTAGAAGGTGGTTATTTATCAGTACTTGGTGGTGATTGGGCAGAAAGTGTTGAAAAAGCAAGAAAATTAGCAGAAAAAGAAAATGCTAAAAAACTTAAATTTGATCAAGAAGAAGAAAAATTTGATTCATTAGGAAATAAAATTGAAGTTGTAAAAGAAAAAAAAGAAATAAATAGAAATGATAAAAAAAAACTTTTAAAAATGAAAAAAGAAATGGAAAAAAAAGGAGAAGATACATATGAAATTGATCAAATGTTAGGACTTGAATAAAAGTTATAATTATTAATTTTTAATATAAAACATATTTAAAAATAAAATAGTAATATATATTGTAAACAAACATTGCTATTATATAATAAATATATAATAGCTCTGATAGCTCAGTTGGTTAGAGCATCCGGCTGTTAACCGGAAGGTCGCAGGTTCGATCCCTGTTTAGAGCGCACTTATATCTTTACATTTTTTAAAAGATATAATAAGATATTTAAAGTTTAAATAATTATAAATTATTATAATGAATAATAATTTATATATTAAAGCGGATGATAACAAAATTATTAATGAAAAATTTATAAGATGGCTAAAAAAGATAGATGAATGTATTGAAGTTTGTACTAAAAGTGATGGTTGTGCTTCTGGTATTTCTGGTACTACTCATAAAATATGTAAACTAAATAATCCAACTAGTTATGAAAAATTAAATACATTATTCAATTAGATATATATAAAGTATTAATATTATAATTAATAATAATGTTTTATATGATAGATTTTAATAATATTGAAAGTGAAAAAACAAAACAATTACAATTTGAATTGCACGGATATCCAAATGGAACAATTTTATCTTATGCAATAAATATCAGAGTGTCTATTTTAACAAATGATAAATGGATAGTATGGATAGACAAAGATATTGTAAATAAATATGATGAACAATATAAAGAATTTTCAAAAAGAAATGGAGTCAAAAGTTTTATTGAATTAGATATTACAAAATCGATATATGATATTGACTGGTCATGGAATGATAATTATATAAATAATATATTTGTAGATTATGCATAATGTGCATTTAAAAAAATAATAATATTATTACAAGTAAAAAATTGATTTTTATTATATTTGGCAATAAAAATCAATTAAGTAAAAATGAAGTTTGAATTAATTATTTCACATAAAAATTGTTTAGATGGACATTCTTGTGTTGCAATTAGGCAGGGAATTAATTATGATTTAAATATTTATTCATGGGTTATATATTTAAATCCAAATGAAAAGATAGGGACATCATGGTTTTTAATACCTAGTTTATGGTTATTATCATTTTTGGTATCAATACGTGTTATATTTACAGATATTACTCCACCAAATATTTGTGAATTTGTTAAAAAATTTACAAATACATCAATATTTTTTGAATTATATGATCATCATCATACACAAAAAGAGAATATTTCTGAACTTGAAAAATTAAATCTATCAAATATTTCAATAATATTTGAACCAGACTCAAAATTTGGAGCAACTAAAATGTTAGTTGATAAATATAAAGATTTAATGACAGAAGAACAGATTAAATTCTTTACAAAAATAGCAGCATGTGATATGTGGAATAAAGAAGAATTCCCAGATTTAGTTTACTTTTTATTTGGATTTTATAATTTCTGTGATTTAAATTTACGTGGAAAAATACCAAATCCTGAAAATTTATGGGATATATCTTTTGAAGGTACTCAATTAATTAATTTGCAACTAAGAGAGGGTAAAGAATTTTATCACAAAGCAGAATTAGTATTAAATGAATGGATTGAAATTAATATTCATAAAATAAAAATTAATTATGAAGATAAATGTAAAATATTATTAATTAACGTAGATGATTTACCATATGTTATTAGAAATTCTAGTATAACTTCTGTTCTTTCTCATTATTTAGATAGAAATAAATATTGGAATGTTGATGTTCTTGCTATTTATAAAAATAATTTATCAAATTATGTTTCATTACGATCAGTTAATGATCCTGAATCATATGATGTATCAGAGTTAGCAAAATTATGTGATGGAGGTGGACATAAAAAAGCGTCAGGATGTAAATTAGATAGATTAAAAGTATTACTAAAAGTTACTTAAATGAATAATAGATATATTTAAATAAATATATTTAAATAAGTATGGACTTGATAGTTAGTACTGTGTATAGTGGAAAAGAATTTAATTTACTTTATCAAAAACCATTGTTTAAGGTTACTAATCAGAAAGAAATACATTATAAATTAGAATATAAAGATGGTCTAAATTGTGATACAATGGTTTTTAATCCAACAGCATTATGTTCATCAGGTGGTTTATATATAACAGGTTTTGAATTATTACCAAAATATTTTAAATATGGAGTACATTTAAGAGATATAACAATACCAGATGACGCATTAGTTTATGTAGAACCATATTCGTTCAAATGTAATAAAATAATATTAGGTACACGAAGATTAATAAAAGAGTTAGAATGGTGGAATGATATAAATTTTTGCAAAAGAGCATTAAATTTAGATGGAGAACTAATAAGATATTTACCAAAAATATTAAAATCAGTGGATATATATAAAGAAGCATTAACAAATACAGGATTTGCATTAGAGTTGATTGATAAAGAAGACATAACAGAAGAATTGTGTGAAATAGCAGTCAAACAGACATCATGCGCTTTACAATATGTACCAATAGAATTACAAACACCTAAGATAATATCAGTTGCATTAGAAAAAGATGATTATGCAAAAAAATATATCAAAGTAAAAGCATTTTCAAGTATACCTCAGTAATTTTTATAATTTAAAAAATTATAAAAATTAACCTAGGTGTTTACCATTAATATGTTTAGATGCATAGCAATCATTACTATAATGTCCATCTCGTCCACACCTATAACATACATTTTTTTTATTCGTAATATTTTTGTTAGATTTATTATTTTTATATTTACAATATAAATTTTCATGACATGTTACACCTTTTAGTGTTTCAAATTCTTTATCACAATAACTACAACAAAATACTTCTATTTCTTCTTCACTTGATTCTGATATTTCTTCTTTATCAATATTTGTATTTGCATAACACTCATTACTATAATGTCCATTTCTTCCACATCTAGAACAAAAATTTGTGTTTAATGAATTAGATTTATTAATTGTTTGACAAAATTCATATATATTTGTTAATTCAAAATTAAATATTTTGTCCACAATTTTTAATGTATCTATAATTTCATTTTCTTGAATAATATTCTTACTAATTTTTAATTTATTTACATATTCTAATTTACATTTATTTTCATGTAATTGACATTTATTTTCATCTGTAAATTGTTTATCACAATATTCACAAATCCAAACATGTTCATAATTATCATTACAATCTTTTACAAAATGTCCTTTTTCACCACATAAAAAACATTTATCTGTTGTTCCTCTATTCATTTTTTCTAAATTTTGAATAGTTATTTTATCTAATTTAAGTTGAACATATGAACCACCACGAACATTATTTATACCATATTTATCCATATACATTCTTGTATATTTATCTTCATCATAATCATCACAATTTTGTTTTAATTCTAATATTTTAATTGGTTTATATTTTTTTGTCCACTGAGATCCAGAATTAGTAAAATTTTGTTTTAATCTAAAATTAGTATTTGTTGTTTTATAAAAATAATATTTA